GTTGGCGTAGATGACTTTCTGAGGGATTAGAATTCCGCGTTGGCTTTTGACTGCCTCGTCACGAGCCCGATGAGCTGAGAAGAGCTCGTCAATGAAACCCGGCGCTAGCTCGTTCAGCGCGCGGAGTTGTGCGAGGTTCTCGATCATTCCCCAGTCCATCAGCTCGCTGAATGGCCGTATCTTGGCAAGGAAGGCGGCGACAGAATCCGCTGCTGATGTGCCATTGTTGCAAGCGTTGCAGGACGGATATTCCATTCCGCTTGGCCGATCTTTAGCCCTGAACATGACGCGAGGAGGCATGTGCTCCAGCCGGTCCGCAGGCTGTCCGCAGTAGATGCAGACCGATCCGACGGTCATCAATTCCGCTCTGCTCCGGCTCTTCCTTCCGAGTTTCTGGTTCATATCAATGGCTCTGCGAAATCAATGTCCCGAATCCGGTAGCTATCCGTCTTTCTTCGCCCCGCGCGCCACGATCTGAAGCGCCCCGTCCGGCAGCGGCCTCTGCAGCGCGAGCGCCTCGCCCGCCGGCGCCGTGAGCCAGGTCTCGATCTCTTCCGGCCTGGTCAGGATCACCGGCATCGCCTTGGGGTGAATCGCGCCGACCTCGGCGTTCGGCTCTGTCGTTAGAAACCCGAACAGGTCGATCGTCTCTTCGCCCGTCCTGATCTTGCGGACGGACGTCCACTGCGGGACCCAGATACCGGCGAAGACGGCGAGCGGCCGCTCGGCCGAGAGAGCGAACCAGATATCACCGCCGGCGTCCCGATTGAACTCGCTGAACGACGTGAACGGCACGACGCAGCGATGCTCGACGCCGAGCCAGCGCGTCCAGTGCCTGCTCGCGGTGTTGCGGATATTGGTCGTGCCGCTGTCGGGCTCGGCCTTCAGCAGCGCGGGAAAGTCGACATCCTTGCCCTTGGCACGCAGCTTGTCCGCGCGGGAGGTCGCCGCCTTGAACAGGGCCTGCGACGACGACGGCATGCCCCAGCGGACGAGGGCGAGTTCCCGCCCCTCCGACGTGTTGCGCACGATCGGCGCGGCATAGTCGGGGAAGATCCCCGGCATCGGCGGCAGGTTGCCCGTCGTGTCCAGCATCGCGCCGGTGAGCGCGCGGATCGCGTCGGCGTTTGAGGTCATGCTGTAGAGGTTGCACATGCCTGTAGCATAGCGCCTGTCGGCAGCCCGAAAAGCCCGGCCGCGCAAAGTATGTGGGGCAATCCGCGGCCGGGCTCGTGCGAACCGCATCGGGGGGAAGCGGTTCACGCTCGCGAGAATAGCAAAAAGCGCGCATCTCCGCAGTCGCCCACATCAATCACCGGTCGATTGACTCCACCGCAAACGAGAACATTATAAGAACGAATTGTGGCAAAGGAGATGGCGGTGACCGAGCGGGATCAGGATCTGACCGATCAGGAACGGGCGCTGGTGGCACGGATTGATCAGCTGATCGTGGTCCACGGCGGCGACCTGCGCGCGGTGATCGAGACGCTCCTGCTCGCCTATGACGATCGACGTGAGCAGGTCTCGAACGGCTATGTCCGCCGGCGAGCGCGATGACGAGTGACGGGCCCAACCCCGTCCCGCCCGAGATGACGCCCTGGCGGTTGAAAGACCTGATCGAGCGCCGTGTCTTGGACGGCCGCGGCGTCCGCCTGACACCGGACACGACCGTGATGGTCCTTCGCGCGCTACGCGCCTACATCGCGGCGCCGAAGCGCGATCGCCTCGCCGGCATCATCTGCTGCCGGATCCATATCAAGCGTGTGCCTTGCGAGCCGCTCTGCCGGCGATGCCTCCAGGCTGCCTATGAAATCAAGCTCGAGCTGATTGGGGAGCCGGACTGGTGGGGCGATCGCGGCCGCTATGACGGCGGTGGGCGATAGAGGCTACAGCCATGGGGAAACACGACGCGCCCGAAGTTTGGGCTATCTGCCGCGACTGCGGGAAGACCGGCAACATCACGCGAAAGCAGTCGCAGGCTCGGCTGATCTGTTCGGGTTGCGGCAGCCGCGACTACAGCCTGACGATCAACGATCCCTCCAAGCCTGCCCGACCGGCTCAGCGGGACGCAGGCGAGATCGCGGCCAATGTCCGCCTGCCGTCCCTTCCGCCGATCGACCCCGACGCCTGGCGCCGCGGCAGCTATCCCTGAGCAGACTATCTCGGCGGAGCCTTCAGCGCCTCAGTCGTCGCCTCGAGCGCGGCGCGATCACCGCAGCGCAGTCAGCTTCGCGACGATCTCGTGCCAGAAGTACGTGATGAACGAGCCGATCGCCATTGACGCGACGCCCGTCATGGCGAGGGCGCCCATGCCGCGCTGCTTCCAGTTCCGCACCTCGGCGACGGTGGGCCGAATATCGGCATCCATCTCCTTCTCGACGCTGACGAGCCGGTCGCCGAAGCGCTCCACTTTCGTTTCCAAATCGCCGAACTGGTCGACGAGTTGGTCAAGCCGGCGGTGCACGTTGGCAAGACGCTGATCCGATTTTGCATCGGAGGCGGCGAAGTCACGCCGCAAGCCATCGACGCCGGCAATGAGCATGCCGACCTGCCGGTTCATGTCCTGCAGTGCAGCCTCCGTCGTCATTCCGCTGCAACTCCCTTCCCTGCCGGCACGGCGAAGCCTTGGGCGTTGCACCAGGCGTCGCGCTTGTTCTCCTGCTCGCGGACGGCGAGCCAGCGGAGTTGGGTGATGTAGACGGGCTCGCCGAGCTTGGGCACCACCTTCGGCATCGGATCCGTGCAATAGGCGGGTGCCGTCGGCTTTGCCGACGCCGTCTCGGCCAGGGCACGCTCGATCGCCGCGCGATTGATGTCAGCCGCCGGGTTTCCCTGACAGCCGGCCAAGATCGACAGGCTTCCAACGGCTGAGAGCAGGATCGGTATCCGAAGCGGAGAGCACATCGAGGTCGTCCTGTTTGGATTTGAGGTCCGAGGCGGCGGCAAAGGCCTTGCCCTGCGCCGCGGTCAGCAGCGCCGCGTTGGAGGCGGCGTCGCGCTCGGCTTTCGCGAGGCGCGCCTCGGTGGCGGCGAGACGGGCGCCGGAGACCAGCCCTGCGCTCGCTTGCTTGACGGCATCGGCCGACGCGGTGCGGACTCGGCCGGTGGCGATTTCACCGACGAGGGGGATCGAACCGATGAAGGGGATGTCACCGATCCAGGGCACGCCCTCATAATAGCCGAGGAGGCCAAGCGCGATGCAGCCGGCAAGGCCGATCGTGCGAGCGACACCGGCCAAGAAGTCGAGGATCACCATAGCGGCACCCTGTCATCGGGGAGCTTGTCGGGCTCGATAGTTGGCCACGTCGGCAGGTCGACCGTTTGATTGGCGAGAGCATGGGTGCAGTCGGCGAGGAATTGGATGCGGCCGTCTGTCACGAAAGAGTGGCAGACCGTATTGATGCGTTTGTCGGCAAGCATCTGCTCGCGCTCTTCCGGCAGCTTGTAGCTGTCGATGATCCGGTCGAGCTCCGCGTCGCCCCCTTCGATCCGCACCCCGCGCACCAGGATCGAGGGCGTGAATGTCGGACGCTCGGCATTGCCGTTGTAGCCCCAACGCGGATGGCGCTCGCCGTCGACGGTCACCTGATGCATCTCATTGCAGCCCGGGCACCAGAAGGCGACGCGACCGCCTTCGAGCCTGCGCAGGATCGGAGAAAGCGCACTCATATGCCGAACACCTGCCGCTTGCGGCAGCGGTCCCAGATGATGAAGCCGGCGACGAGGGCGACGATCGCGAAGGCGCCGAAAGCCCAGGGCGACTGGATGTAGGACAGGACGCTGAGAGCGCCCGACCCTGCAACGGCCGTCACGGCCGAGAGGACCGTCTTGCTCTCGGCCAGCGGCGGCGGCGCCTCGGTCGCGATCGGTGCATCGGGCAGCGGCGCGGTGATGATCCGCTCGGGCGGCGGCGCCGGAGCCGGCCCCGCGGCATCCGGAAGGCCCGGCTTCGGACGCGGCAGCGGCGCGGCGAGCTTCGCCCCAGTGAAGATCGTCTTCGCCTTGGCGAGATAGCGCTTGCGGTCCGCAAGCCCGTTCTGCCCGCCATTGATCTTGCGGGTGACGCCCGCGACATCGTCGCGATCGGCGAGCCGGTTGATGCCTTTGACTGTCCAGTACTCGCAGGCGATCTTGAGCGAGTAGAGCGGCTCGTCGGCGAGGCCGGGGTTCTCGATCAGGTCGATCCCGATGCGCTGGCCGAAATAGCGATAGTTGTCGCGGCCGGTGCACTGGAAGATGCCGCGCCCGCGAAACCGCGCGCCATCGCCCTCCTGCGTGTTGCCGAGATCCTTGCCGGTAGCGGTCTGAGGGCCATAGCGCTTGTTGAAATAGGCCTCGCTCCCGAGTTCGACCAGCGTCGTAAAACCGGTCGTCTCATGCGCCGCCTGGGCCAGGAAGTGCGCGACGCGCAGCGGCGTGTTGATGCCGTAGCGGTCGAGCATCGGCCCGAGCTGCGGAGCCAGGGCGTTCAGGATCGCCGGCGCGCCCGTGGGCGCGAGCGTGCGCAGATCCGCTACCGAAATCGCGGTCATGGTCTCGTCTCCGGATGATGGGATTGGTCTATTGCCGAGATGCACGCTCGGCGTGTAGGCTGATCGTGGTGCCACGCAGTCGGTGCCGTTCGACCCCAGCGGCCCGCCGACTTGCCCCACGTGTCGGCGGGCCTTTTTGTCGGCGCCGATCGGTCTGGTCCGAGTTGACCTTGACGGCGTCGGCGCGCGCTAGGGAATTGGCCAGCGTCGTCAGTAGGGTCGTTCGGCGACCATTACGCAGTTGAGGATTGCCATGTCAGTCCGGCCAGAGAACCTGTGATTGAGGCCCTCAAGATGATGACTGGAGCCATCCACCTTGGTCACGTGGACCATGCGGACGTTCTCCCAGCCGCAACTGCTGAGCGTTTGGATGACATCCCCCGGGCGCCAACGGTTAGGCTGCCCCGGGAAAAAGAATAGTCGGTAGACCCAGTCCGAGAACCTGTAGATGTTATTTGGGTCGCGGTCCCGAATCCATCGAGAGTGGGTCTGAAAATCGATGATTAATGCTGCTATGCAGCCCGGAGCCGCGATCGGTGAAAGCCCACGAATGGTTTGCGCCGGATCATCAAAGTGCTCAAACGCAGCGTTGCTGATGATTAGGTCAAACCGGCGACCTTCAAGCATCGATGCCATATCAAACTGGCGGTCGACGATGTACACGAGTTCCGGCCGTAGTTCCTGACCGAGGATCGCCGCGGTATTCTCCGGCTTTTCGAGGCGAAACGCATCAACCGCGGTGTAAGAGGCCGCCCCGGCTCTTAGCGCCAGCACACCGATTCCCAATGAGTCTCCCGGGCAGAGCTCTAGGACGCGACGGCCATGCCAAGTCTCATCACCGAGAGTCTTGTTCCACCACGCAAACTGTTGCTTGACATATGCCGCAGATGACGCAGTTGATGCATCATTGCTCGTCGGGGTTGAGTATCCTCGCAACAGGCTTTTGGACCAGGCCAAGATCATAAATACCAATCCGGCCAAATAGTAGAAGTTTGTCTTTAGATTAACAGAGATGCTCCTCATCGCGCTAGGCCAGCCTGAACGTGATCTAAGACCATACGCTCCGAGATCCCTGCTGCTTGTTGGACGAAGCCGTTGATCCTCATAGTCCCCCACCCCAAACGGACCACTTCCCTCGCCAGTAAAGCAAACAAATCATAAAACCGCTAGTTGCTGCATAATCGATAAAATGCCCGAGAACCGTCTGCTTCTTACTGCGCGAGCCTGGTCAGTTCACGGCACTCAGAGCGTCGAGCGAGCGCACGACCTGCGACAGCGTCACGAAAGTGCAGCCCTGCGTCTTCGCGTATTCGATGAAGTCGCCAAGATGCTCAACATAGGTCTGAGTAGATGAGCCTGTCGTATTGCCGGATGTGCCGCCGGTGACAAGCTGGTGGCACGTCATGGCGACCAGCCCACCGTAGCGCACCGCGCCGTCCGCCGCCGCCTTGAGCGCGGCGAGTGTGATGTTGTCGGCCCCGAACTGCCCGATGCCATAGGCCCCGGAAATCATGCCGGCGCCGGCGCCCCATTCCACGATCGGCGTGATGATCTGGCGTGCCTCCCGAACGATGCGCACACCTTTCCCGCCCGCAATCGCGACTTGAGCTTTCGTGATGTCGTTGTACGGCATCGACTGGACGCGCCAGTTGTGTCCGAGCGCACGGGCGTAGCCGATAGCCTTGTCGAGTTCGGCTCCATAGGTGCTGTCGCCATTCTGAGGATAGTCGATGTGCTGATAGATTTGGTGACCGACCTCCATCCCGCCGGCCATGAGTGCGGCCGTCAGTGTCGGCTCATTCCAAGAATATCCAGCACCTGTTGTGAAGGTCGCTTTCACGCCCTTTGCTTGAAGGAGCGGCAGCGCACGACTGACATGCTCCGCGTAGTATCCGTCAAAGGTCAGGGCTATGAGCGGACGACCTGGCGCCGCGTCGTAATATCCTGCCTCTGCGACGTAATAGGTCAAAGTCCCGGTGCCGGACTGCGCCCCGACCAAAACACGCGTGATAGTGCTGCCGTCAGCGACAGACCCGGTAACGGACGGGACCGCTTCAACGGAGGAAGTGGCGCCATCCCAGCGCATGAGAAGCATGTTCCATCCAGCTTTCAGCCGGAATGAGCTCGTAGAAAAGAACCAGTCGACATAGTTCGATCCGTCCTTCTCGAAGCGAACTTGGATGCTATCGGTGTACGCAGTGTTGAGTTGATAGGGGTCGCCGTCGACATAGACGAGCGCGTAGAGAACCTGCCCCACGGCCTTCGCAAACGACTTGAGGCCAAGTGACGATGGTACAGACCCCGCCGCCGCCGCCGCGAACGTATAGCTCCTCAGCGTTGCCACCGCATTGGCAGACCCTGCGATTGCGACCTTCGCTCCCTTGGTCTGGCCATTCGGTCCAGCCAAAGGGAGATCAGCGATCGTGAACGTCGAGAACCCGGAGCCACTGGAAAGATACCCGACATTCGCATCGCCAAATGTGCAAACGACGTTGCGCTTCCGTGGCGCCGAGGTGCCACCCGGCCCTAGCGGGATATAGTCCCCGCCCCGCGTAGCACTCGCCGCGGCAATACGTGTCTTCGTAACCGGGGGCGTGATGACCTGCTTGCCCATGACCTAGCCCTCGAACCGCACGGCCATGATGGTATTCGAAGCCGCAACGAACTTTATGGCTCCGAGGAGCGCTACCGACATGGTGAGCGGCACCCACTGATCGGCGATGATGTTGTCGCCAACGCGCGACGCATCGGTTGCGGTGTTCGGCGTGTCGCCGCCGGCTGCAAAACGCACGTCTCCCGCCGGCTGAAACCAGATCGTGCGAGTAGCGGCGGGGATTGCCGTCTTCGCGGTCGCTGTTGCAGCGGATAGCAGGGCCGCAAGCGTCGTTGCCGTGTTAGTCACCGTCACGGACTGGTGGCCAAGAGGTGTGGTCAGGGCATCAGCAGTCGGCACCCCCGGCGGGGCGCCAGAGCCGCCGTAGGGCTCCTCGGTCGTCGGGTCGATCACACGGACATTCTGGTAGCCGCCGCTCATATCGATACCTCCAACATGTTCAGATGCTTCGCCGCCACAGGCGAGGCCGATTCCTGCCCGCCTCAGGCGAGCGTGACGCCGTACTTCGCGGCCATGGCCTCGAAGAGCGTCGTGCGGATGGCGTCGTTGGCCGCCTTGTGCAGCGGGCGGTCGAGCACGACGAAATCACCGATATCGACCGCGACGGACGGATCGAAATCGTTCATGGAACCGATGCCGAGCCGGCCGCTTCCGGCCATGTCAGGCGCCGCGATCGTGTCCGACCCGACGGAAGCGCCATTGACCCAGATCGCGGCGGTGCCGTCATCGGCCCAGGACACCATGACCAGCTTGACCGCGCCGGAAAGGTTGGAACCGCCGGCGACGGGATCGCCCGCATGGCGCAGCCAGATCGCGCCGCCCTCGGCGGTAAGCTCGATCGCGCCCACTTCATCGACGCGCGCGTTGAAGAGCCAGTTGCTGCCGGTGTTGGACGCGATCTTGACGGGCGTCACGATCGAATAGCCCGCCTCCATGAAGCGGAAATCCTTCACGCGGTCGGTGTAGATGCCCTGCTGATCGGTGCCGATCACATGCAGCGAGGGCTGCGCGGCGAGCGCGCGGCCGAGCGTATAGACCGCACCCGAGTTCGGGGTCAGCGCCATGTCGATGCGCCGCGCCCGCTCACGCAGCCCGGCGCCGGGCTCGCCATATTCGAAGCGCGGCTCCGGCGAGAGCCAGAGCTTGAGCCCGGGCGTCGCGTCGATCGCAAGCTCGTAGTCGCTCGCCGAGGCGCGCGGCAGGCCGGGATTGGCGAAGTCGAGACCCGGCAGGCGAATGGCTTGGCCGCTCATGATGGCTCCTCAAGGATGGATAGGGTCAGCTGGCGAGGGTGACGGGCTTGCGGAAGCCGACGAGATGGTTCCAGAGCAGCTGTGCCGCCGCCGTCTCCGTCTGACCCTTGGCGATGCGATAGGCCTGCAGTTCGGCCGTCGGCGTTGGGCCGTCGCTGTCGCGGACGCAGCCGCGCGCGCCCGTCAGCGGGCCGCCGCCCGAGCCGGCATTAGCCGTCCAGGCATAGGCGAGCTCGGCCGCCGCCGTCACCGCGATGTTGGTGTCGATATAGACCTGCGTCTTATCGGGCGAGAGCGAGACTGCCGTGATCGAACGGCCGGAATCGTAGAGTTCGAAGCCGTAATTGCCTGGGTTCGAGCAATCGTTCGGCCGCAGCGTCGCGTCATAGACCGCGAGCACGAGATCGCTGTAGAGCCCGGCAAAGCTCACCGTGATCCGCGTTCCCGAGGCGACGATCGAGGAGGGCCGCAGCGGATCCCAGAAGCCATATTCGGCGATCGTCTGCTCGACGGCGGCTTCCTTCTCCGCGATCCAGCGATAGCCATAGGCCGGATAGTGGATCGCGATCGCTTCGTTCTGGTCATGCGGCAGGTGATAGGTCGGGCAGACCAGCACGGCATGCCCGTCCTCGTGCAGCCGGAGCTGCTGATTGAGCATCTCGTTGGTCGAGGGGTTGACCAGGTCATAGATGCCCGACGAGACGATCTGCGTGATCAGCGCGCGGAGGCCGTCGGCATTCGTCCCGACGGCGGCCAGGCGCCGGTTGAGCGCCGCCTTGAAGCGGATGAAGTCGAGATAGTAGCGGATCTGGTTCGGCCCGCCGTCGCTCTCGCCATGGTGCATGTGCAGCGTCGCGCTGTAGCGGAGCCCCAGGCTCTCCGCGATACGATAGCCGGCGCGCACGGCGTCGATGATGTTGTCGAAAGGCTGCGTGCCTTCGGTCAGCTCGGCCAGAAACGCGCCGCCGACAGAGTGGTTGGAGAGCAGCAGCAGGCGATCCGCGGGCATCGCCTTGGCGAAACCATAACCATGGTTCTCGCTATCCTCCACGCCGCCGACGACGAGGTCCTCGAGCGTCGCGAGGTTCGCGCGGGGAATCGGCGCATCCCACGACCATGGCTCGGAATAGTTCACGAAGAAGCCGCCATTGAAGACGAGCGCCTTCTTCGCCCGCACCGCGCCGGGATTGGCAATCGTGCCGGGGCCATCCTGTACGGTGCCGCCGGTGAGGCCGTTCGACTGGCCATAGAAGACGTGATGCTCGAGGATGCCGGTCATCCGCGGCAGGTCCATCGCGCCGTCGAGCGTCGCGCGCCATTCGCGCATCGTGCCGTCGCGGTCCGAGCGATAGGCGACATAGGAATTGCCGCGCACGACCGGGCTATAGGCGTTGATGGTCCCGTCGGTCAGCCGCGTCTCACCCGCCCCGTCGACCAGATAGATCGTCTCGTGCGAGAGATATTGCTTGGTATAGGCGAGCGGCTGGTCATCGGCGCGATCCTTGATGCCGACGAGATATCCCTCTTCCGAGATACCGACGGCCGTGTCCGCGCCGCCCGCGAGGCCAACCGCGAGTTCGCCGCGCCCACCAATGTCGTCGCCCTGGTAGGGGAACTTCCGTAGCGGATAAGGCTGGCCGGCGATCCACAACGTGCCGTCGCGGCCAATGGCGAGCACACGCCGCCCGGTCTCGTCTTCGATCGCCCACGCCATGTCCGGCTGGTCGATACCCGACAGGGGATCGCCCGGCAGCGTGGCGGGCACGTCGGCCTCGATCGCCGCGAGGCGCGCGTCGACATCGGAAACCGCCTCGTCGACCTCCGCGATCTTGATCTCGATCGTCTGGCCGAGAACGCGCGCCTCCGCCTTGTCGACGCGATGCCGCGCGCCGCCAATGTCGTCGTCGCGGAAGGTTTCCGCGAAGCCGTCAGCAATTTCGGCCATGTTGTTCTCGCTGGTCAGGTGATGATGACGGCGCCGGTCGCGACCTCGGCGCTCTCGACGCCGGAGCCATTGGCTGCCGTGATCCAGAAATAGTAGGTCCCGGCCGCAAGGCCGCTGTTCGTGTAGGTGCGCGCCGACGAGGGCGCGGAATAGACGACGTCGACCAGGATGGCGGTCGAGAAGTCGTTAGCGGTCGAGCGCCAGATCATGCTCGAGGCAAAGTTTGCGCTGTTCGGCGTCGTCCAGGCGAGCCCGGCCGATCCCGCCCCGCGGCTGGCCGAGACCCCGCTCGGCGGCGCCGGCGCGACCGGATCGGCCGTGGCGGTCCGGTTGACATAGCCGGTCCAGGTCGAGGGTGAGCCGACTGACCAGGCGCGGAGGCGGAAGCGGTATTCCTGCCCGTCGACCAGATAGCCTGTCCGCACCGAATCCTCGGTATTGGCCGAGGTGACCGAACTCACCGCGCCGCCGGAAGTCGGCTCCCATTCGAGCTGGTAGTTGAGCGCATCGGACACATGGGTCCATTCGGCAAGAGCATAGGCGGCCGACTGTCCGCCGCCGATGTCCTCCGTCCCGATGGTAACGGAAAAGCCTGTCGGAACCGGGATCGTGCCCCGGTCCAGCGGCGTCACCGTCGTGCCGGGCGCGCCCTCCTCCGTCGCCGCGTCAAAATCGTAGATCGTCTCCGGAATGACGATGCCGGTGAACTCATAGGTCATCGACGCGAGCGAGAGGACCGGCCGGCCGATGATCTCGACCAGAGCCTCATTGAGGCGCGGCGGACGGTGCACGCGTATGTAGCGGCGATAGGGAACGTTACGGGCCGCCTCGAAATGCGCCCGGATCGAGATCCTCGGCGCATTGGCGCGGATATAGGCGGGCTTCAGCAGCCTGGCGCAATGGTTGTGGCTCTGGACGACCTGATTGCTGAGAGTGCGCGTCCGCTGGTCGCCATCCTCGAGATAGGGCGTGCCATAGGGCGCGGCGTCGACCTCGTTATAGCGTTGCGCGGGGTCGATATAGGTGCCGCGCATGGCGAGGACAGTATTGGCCGGGTTGCGATTGGCGTCGAATTCCAGCGCCAGGATGTCGTCACCGGTGAGGCGGACATCGGTCTCGCTCATCTCGCCGGCATGAACGGCGATCTTGCCTTCGGCCGTCTCATAGATGACCATCTGCGCGGCCTGATCGACCAGCCGGCCGACCTCGACCTGGTCGCTCGAATAGCGATACCAGAAACCGCCATAGTAGCGCGGCTCGCTGCCGCCCGTCCGGTTGGTCACGGTCTCGTCGCAAACATCGGCGGCATGCGACCAGCTGGAGAGGTCGAGATCATCGAGGCTGCAGCGCGCACCGCCCGACGGGTGCATGAGGTGATCCATGCGGATCAGCGCGAGGTTTCGGGTGAAGCCGACGCCGTCGGTGCGGGGGTCATAGATCTCGTCGACACCGTCCTCTACGGAGCGATGCAACGGCATCTGCTGCGGATAGACATCCTGGAACTGGTCGGGAGGCACCGTCGGCACGGCCATGAGCACAGTGGCAAGCCCGTCGCCACGATGATCATTGGTCCAGATCTCCGGAAAGACCGCGACCATGGTGCCGTAGGCGACCTCGGCGTTCTCGCCGCGGCGCGTCTGGATATTGACGTAGCCGGGCGCGAAATGCGTCGGCGCCGTGACATAGCCGCTGCCATCCAGCGTTACGGTCTCGTCATGCAGCCAGTGCTCGACGAAGCCGTGGATGCGGTGCGAGGCGTGCACGATGACATGATAGGCGATGCCGTCGCGCTCCTCGAGCGCGGCATAATCCCCGCCCTTGGCGACGCGGCCATAGACGCGGACCAGCGAGGGAACATTCTGCTTGAGATTGTATTTTCCGTCCGCCGCCTTGGGGACTGATCCATCCATCAAGGTCTGCTTGAGGTACATCCCTCCGAACGCGAGAGCTGCCGTGCCGATGCCTGCAATCAACGTTGACGCGATCGACGACGTGACGATCCACGTTGCAATTCCGCCGGCATTGCCGATCAGGGCAAAGACTGCAAGGCCCAGTGCCTGAGGCATTCTACACACCCCACATCTGGATAGGCCGGGCCGTTACAGCCACGAAACCGTTCAGCAGCCTGACCTGCCACCGGGCGCCGTCGAAGATCGCCCCCCATTGGCGCAGGCCGTTCTCCCGCGACCCGATGACCGCGACGCAGCCCTCTGCCGGGCGATCGGTCTCGGCGAGCCCAGCGCGATCCGCGCATTGCCGCACCAGCGGCAGCACGCCCCCGGCGGCCTGAAGGATGGCGCGCAGGGCATCCTCCGAATGATAGGTGCCGCGCAGGGATGCCGCGCTGTCTGCGCGCCCCTGTGCGACCAGCCAATCGGCCAGGGCAAGGCAGCAGTCGACCTCGCCCCAGACCCATGGCCGATCGCCATACTCGCGGAAGAAATCCGGCAGGTTCATGAGGTCAGCTTTGGCCAGGCGATGGTCTTGTCTGCGAGCAGGGAAACGCGCTCGGCGAAGCGGTCCGGATTTGCCCCGGGATTGATCACGGCCGAGCGCGCGCGCTGGTCGACATCGGAGAGAACTGCGCCGTTCTTCAGCATGCGAAGATTGAACCGGTTCTCGACCTGTACGAACAAGGTCGACAGAATCTCATCACCCTGCACCTGCTCGGAGAATTTGAGATTGGCCACCTTGCCGGTGAAGCGCACCTCGGCCGCGCCTACCGGCTGGTCATAGGCATCACAGGGCTGGATCAGGATCTGCAGCCGCGACCCGATCGCATCCCCCTCTTCCGTGTCAGCCCAGGCGAGATCGCCAAACTGCGGGTTCGTGCTTGCCAGGGTGATATCGAGCGATGCCGCCTCGGCATTGATCGCATGCTCGATCAGATCGAGCCCCGATACGAGCCCGGCGCCGACCCAGACTTCGCCATCGCCGTCGAGATAGGGGCCGGTGCCATCCCAGATTCGGACCGTCCCCGTCGGCAAATCGATCCGGGCGAGGACGCGGATGCTCTTGATGGTCATCACGCCTCCAGAGCGAGATCGGTCCAATAGTCGACCGCCTCGACGAAATTGATGTCGCGCTTGTCGGCGCCGGCGCGCGAAACCGCGACATCCATCTCCCGATCGCTCGCGAGCCGGACCAGGCATCGCGGACGGTCGCATTCCAGCAGCGCATCGGCGGGGATCGCCGCGCGCAGCGACGGGAACACCGGCACCTGCCAGACGGCGCCGCTGATCGAGATCGGCTGGCCGATCTCATAGAGCGCCGAATTATAGGAGAACCGCGTGCCGGCGATGTCCGGTCCGGCGCGAACCACACGAAGCGCAACCACCGTCGCCCCGATCGACGCCAGCGTATTCATGCGGATCTCAATCGCCGGCGTCCCGAGATAGCCGGTGCCGTCGCTGAAGAATGTGCCGTCGCTGTGCGGCAGGTCTGGCGACGCCGAGGCGCCGTCCGGAAAGGCGGCGCTGTCATCGGACCAGACGGGGATCGAGACCAGCCCGGCGCGGCCGTTGAGGCTCGACCGAAGCGCATTCCACGCCCGCCGCGTCTCGCCGTCATAGAGCGCGATCTGCTGCAGCGCGATCGACCAATAGCCGCGATCCGAGCGGATCGGCCGTTCGATGCCGCCAAGAGACTTCCCGCCCGTGCGCGTGAAAGCGACGATGTTCGGGCTGACCTGACCCGGTCGCAGGATGTTCGGCCAATAGGCGAAGACGGTCATCCGTCGATCCGCCAGTCGCCGCCGCCTTCGGCGCGGTTCCGCGCGATGGTCGGCATGACCGACCGGTTCGCGGCCTCGTACGCCGCCGCGCCGGACCGCGTCGCGACGGTCGTCGCGTGTGCCTTCAGATCCTCCGAGGCGACCACCTCAACCTTGACCAGCTGCGGCGGCGCCTGCATCGCCATGACGCCGCCGCGTCCACCGGAATAGCCCATGGCGGCGCGGACATCCTCATGCGTGATGATCTTGCCGGCGGTCGAGGGCATGAAGAATTCCGTCTTCTGCGTCTTCTCGTTGACCGCGTAGAGCTTGCCCGGCGACACGTCGCCGCCTGAGGCGCGAAAACCGCCGAACACCGCGCCGAGCAGCGTGCCGAGGAGCCCGCCCGTCGAGCCGGATCCGCCGGACATGCCGAGAATGCCCGCGAGCGGTCCCTGTCCGAGCAGGGCAGCCTGCAGCGCCGCCTCGGCGAGCGCCTTACCGAGATTGGCGACCACGTCCTCGAGGCTCTCGCCCTGCACGATCAGGTCGTCGAATGCGCTGTAGAGCGTGCCGGCGAAGAAGTCCTGTTGTTCCCTGGCAGCGGCCATGGCCTGTCGCTGGTCATAAAGCTGCCCGGTCAAGGCGGCGATCTTCTCGCCTGCCGACGTGCTGGCATCCGCCCCGGCGCGCAGGAGATTGTTATAAATCTCGCGCTCGCGATCGGTCATGCCGAGCATGGCGAGCTCGTCCTGAAGGCTCTTCGTGACGCTGGCGATCGCCTTCGCCGTGCGATCCTGCGCGTCCCAGTCGATCGTGCTGCCGTTCCAGGGGTCCACTTTGCGCCCCCCGGAATCTCCTCTCTTCTGTTTTTCCCGCCACGCAAGGATCTCATCCATGTTCGCGGGCTGCGTGACGGTCAGTTCAAGCGGCTTCTTCTTTGCCGGAACCGGATGCATGAGAGACCCGGACCAACCGCCGGAGCCGTCATACTGGCTCGGGTCCAAATTAACGACGTTGCTGACCTTTCCCGCGATCTCGGGCGCGAAGTACCCGGCACCGGCACCGATCGCCATGCCCGGCAGGCCGCCCGCCTTGCCGAGCTTCGCGCCCTCGAACGCCAGCACGAGACGACCGATCGTCTCGGCCTGCTTGATCAGCTTGTCCGAGTCCTGCACCGCCGCCTGGATGAAGGCGGAAATCCCTTCTGCCGCATCGCGGACGCCCTGCTGAAACCCTTCCGAGGTGACGATGTCCTCGATCGTCTTGATGGCCGGCAGGAAGCCTGCCGTCATGTTCATGCCGGCGGCCTCGATCGCCTGGCCGATCGTGTCGAACGCGTCACCCGCCTCCTGGTTCTTGCGGATCACCTCGTCGGAGACGACGAGGCCCAGCCTCTGCGCCTTCTCGCGAAACTCGTCGAGACCCGCCGCGCCATCCGAAAGCATGCCGGCAAGCTGGACACCCGCTCGACCGAACACCTGCGCGAGCAGCGCATTGCGCTTTAGCGGATCCTCGATTTTCGCGATGCGGTCGGCGATCGTGTCGAACAGCTCGGCCGGGCTCTTGTCGCGGATGTCGGCAAGGCCGAAGCCGAGCTCGCCGAGAGCCTTGCGCGCGCTGCCGAGACCCATCTGGGCCATGCCAAGATTGCGCGTGAAGACCATCATGGCGCCGTCAAGCGTCTCGGTCTCGACGCCGGCCATCTTGCCGGCATAACGCAGCTCCTGCAGCTGCTCGGCCGTGATGCCGATCTTGTCCGCCGTGTCGCCGATCGACGAGCCGAGATCGATGAATCTCTTGCCGAGATAGACGATCGCTGCCGCCGAGGCACCGATGGCCAGGAACGCCGTCAGCTCGCCGCGCATCGCCTTGATGCCGGCCTCGAACTTCTTCGCGCCGGCGAGCGTCTGGTTCAGCTTGGCGTCGATCGAGCGGAAGGCCTGCGCGGTCTTGTCATAGGCCGTGATGTCGAAACGGATGTTTTCGGCCATCTATTTGTCCCGGCTTCTGATCCGTCGATAGGCGACCCACTCGATCAACTCTTGATGGCTGATCTCGGCCTCGAGCCTTCCAACCGTCATCCCGAGCTGTTCAGCGAGGCTGAACAGGAAGAGCCGCTCGGGATCGTCGCTCAGTTTTTTTCCGTTTCCTCGACGGAGAACTCGCCCATGATCGCGAGCGCCACGCGGCGCACGACCTGAATGTCCGCCTGTTCCATCAGAGCCGGCCGATCCGTTTCTTCGAACAGCGGCTTGCCGGACCGGTCATGCGCCTTGAGGATCAGCGCCGAGACGAGCAGCCGCGCCGAAAGCCCGTCATTTGCCGACGTCAGCTTGCGGTGTTCGCGCGCCGTAAGCGGCGTCCAGTAGATGGCCAGGGGTGCGCCCGGCTCGCCCCATTCGGGCACCGCAAGGCTCTTCGTGCCGAGGTCGTGATAGTGCTGCTTGACGCGATCGATCGCGGACATGGACTGCCTCTATGTTTGGGACAACGGGGTGGATCGGCGCGATCAGGCCGAGACGGCCTGCTCGGCCAGCGCGCCGTTGCCCTGCACCTGGAAGGACGCGGTCACGGTCTGGTTGCGGCTGGACTGCCGCGAGACCTGCGTGACCGTTCCCGCGCCGGTGATGTACTTCTCGCCGACCCCGGAACCGGCCGCGTAGAGATTGAGCAGCGCGACCGCGGCGCCGATCGCAAGCGCCCCCTGCCCGTCTTCGTCCTCATCATCCCACCAGCAGTCGATCTGCGCGGTCCAGCTCTTCGAGCCGACATGATGAGAATCCCACGCGTCGCCGAGTGCCGACTTGTCAGCGGTGGCGGCCGAGATCGTGATCTGAAACGAGGTGACATTGGCGATGAGATCGGTCCCGATCTTCACCTGACCCTCATTGCCGATATGCGTGCTCATGGAGCCTCCTATCTGACGGTTGCCGTCGGATCCGCGCGGGCGGTCCGATACAGGATGGAATAGGTCAGCCGGATCTCTCCCGACCGCTTCTTGGTCTCGCCTTCGACGAGGGCTGTCATCGACTGGTAGTCGATCAGCTTGACCAGCCCGCCGAGATTGCCGCTCGCCGCGAGCGCCACTTCGACCTCGGCCGCGATCGTGTCGAGCGTCTCCGCGACGAGCACGCCCTCGGCATAGCCGACGATGAGAAGTGTCACGGCGCGGCCCTGGATCGGGCCGAGATCAGACGCGCGATCGTCAGCCTGTTCGCCCGGCGTGTAGATGCGCAGCGCCGGCATATCTTCCGGCGGCGTCGCATAAGGCCAGGTATCCTTGACGCTGCCGCCCGTCGTCGGCAGCCCGGTCAGAGCCGCGACCACGGCTTCGCGGATCGCCTGGCGCGCATGGCTCACGGGTCGATCTCCTCGAGGCGGAGGCGCGTCATCCCCGTGCCGTCAGGCTCGACGACGCGAACGGCATAGGTGACGCCGTCCACATCGATCTCGTCGTCTTCACGCGCCC